AGGCTTGGCCGGAGGGGTGAATGACCGACCGCTACATCAAAGTGTTGCAACAGGCGAAAACAATCATGCGCGGCCTCAAGCCTCGCGGGAACGCCATTGTTGCCACACAGGACGAGAACGAGACGCTCGACTACAGCGTCAACTGGTCCGGCTGGCTTGGCTCTGACACCATTGCAAGCGTCTCTAACGTCGTCACCGGCCTCAGCATATCCAATGCCAGCAACACGACCACAACGGCAACGTTCCGCCTGTCTGGAAGCATCTCAGGCTGGCTGGAGCACAGGATCACCACAGCAGGCGGGCGCACCAAGGAGCTGCTGATCCTGCTGGAGGTGTCTGGGTATCCGGTCAGTTCGGATTATGGGCTTCGCATCCGCGCTTAGGTTGGCGCAAACAATGCCTTGGTGTGGTCAAAACCCGCCAAAACAGTGCCCTAGGGTAGAAACACTATGATTGATAGCAAAAAACCAGTGTGCGCTCGTGCCTAGAGGTGGACCGCGCCCGAACTCAGGCCGCCCCAAAGGCGCCAAGACAAAGCTGACTGAGCAGGCGATCCTGAAAGCAGGCGAGGGCCTTTTGCCTCTCGACTACATGCTCAGCCTGCTGCGCGACGAAAGCCTAGACACGGCCCAACGGTTTGAAGCGGCAAAGGCAGCGGCGCCTTATGTCCATGCCCGCCTGAGCCAAGTAGACAGCACGGTGACCCATAAGCGTGATGTTGCAGAACTTACAACGGCAGAACTCGACGAACTTCTCGCGGCTGAACTTGCTTCAGGAAAAGCGCGCACGTCTGGCGGCCACAGAGACGCTGGCGGCGTTCACTGAATACACCTTCCCGCAGTACAGGACGGCAGAGCATCACCGGCTGATATGCGAGAAGCTGGAAGCGGTAGAGCGGGGCGAGATTGATCGCCTGATGATCTTCATGCCGCCGAGGCACGGCAAGTCAGAGCTGGCAAGCAAGCGGTTCCCGGCCTGGTATCTGGGGCGCAACCCGGACAAGCAGGTCATCACCGCAAGCTATAACAGCGATTTGGCTGGGGATTTCGGGCGGCAGGTCAGGAACATCGTCCGCGAGCAGCGGTTCCGCAACGTGTTCCCGAGCGTCACGCTGGCAGAGGACAGCCAAGCTGCTAACCGCTGGAACACGAGTGCGGGCGGATCGTATGTGGCGGCAGGTGTCGGCACGGCAGTTACGGGACGCGGCGCGCATCTGTTGTTGATCGATGACCCGGTGAAAGACCGCGAGGAAGCCGAAAGCGAAACCCGGCGAGAGACGGTCTACAATTGGTATTCCTCGACGGCCTACACCCGTTTGATGCCGGGCGGCGCGGTCATCCTGATTCAGACCCGCTGGCATGAAGATGACTTGGCCGGCCGCTTGTTAGAGGCAGAGGCCAAAGGCGGGGACAAGTGGGACAAGCTGATCCTGCCAGCTATCCTGAGCAATGGGCAAGCGCTTTGGCCTGAATGGTATCCGATTGACGCGCTGAACCGCACCAAGGCCGCCATTGGCCCCCGTGACTGGTCAGCGCTCTACCAACAACAACCCGCGCCCGATGACGGTACGTTCTTCCTGAAAGCCTGGTTCAAACGCCACGAAAACCCGCCTGAGCGCTGCCACGTCTACATGACCAGCGACTACGCGGTGACCGAGGGTGACGGCGATTACACGGAACACGCCATCTGGGGCATCGACGGCACGGGCCGCATCTTCCAGCTCGACTGGTGGCACGGCCAGACAGCTTCGGACGAATGGATCGAACAGAAGCTGCACATGATCCGCAAGTGGAAGCCGATCTGTGCGTTTGGCGAAGCTGGTGTGATCCAGAAGGCAATCGAGCCGATGCTGAAGCGCCGCATGACTGAGACGGCCACACGCTGCCGCATGGAATGGCTGCCAAGCATTCATGACAAGGCGACCCGAGCCCGTGCGTTCCAGAGCCGGGCTGCAATGGGCGAGGTTTCGCTACTGGATGACGAGAGGGGAGAGCGCGTGCTGAAGCAACTGTTAGCCTTCCCAGCCGGTAAGCATGACGACGCTGTGGACGTGTGCTCGATGATGGGCCTTGCGCTGGACATGGCTCACCCGGCCATTGTGCCGCTGGCCACGCCTAAACCGCAAGCGTTCAGCGATTACCGCGCCAAGGCGCCAGACGGGGATAGTTGGCGGGTATGATTGCTGGCAAGCCTCAGACAGAGAAGTACGGCGGCCAGACTGACGGCACGAACGTGGAGTTCGCCGGGAAGGACATTGCAACCTATAAGAAGTGGGTGCGCCAGGCCGAGGACGCGCACAACGAGGCGCGCAAGCTGTCTCACCGTGACCGCGACTGGTACGACAACTACAATGATACGCAATGGGATGAGCGGGAAAAGCAAATCCTGATGCGGCGCGGCCAGCCGATTGTCACCATGAACCGCATCAAGCGGAAGGTGAACTTCCTGTGCGGTATTGAGCAGAAGGCGCGCTCTGACCCGAAAGCCTTTGCCCGCAAGCCGGGGAACGAGGAACAGGCCCAGGTCGCCACGGACGTTCTGGACTACATCGAGAACACGATCCGCTTCGACAAGATCGCCTCGTCCTCGTTCAAGTGCCTTGCTATTGAAGGCATAGCGGCCATCGACATCTGTTACGAGAAAGGCGAAGGCGCGTTTGGCATTGTCGGCAAGGAAATCGACTTTGACCAGTTCTTCTATGACCCGCGCTCGCGCCGCGCTGACTTCTCGGACGCCCGGTATCTCGGGTATCACAACTGGTACGACCTTGAAGACGCGCTGGCGCTGTTCCCGGACAACCCGGACGCTGAGGCTGCACTCAAAGGCTCGCTGACCGGGGATACGACTGACGAAGGCTATGACGACAAGCCCCGGTTCCGCTGGGGTGATGAAGACCGGCAGCGGGTCCGTGTGGCGTGTATCTACTGGCGCGCGCCCGATGGCGTCTGGAACTATGCGTATTTTTCTGGCGGCGGTGTGCTGGACGAAGGCGAGAGCAAGTACGTCGATGACAAAGGCGTGCCCACGTGCCCCATCATTGCAGCGTCTGCCTATGTGACCCGCGAAAACGAGCGGTACGGTGTTGTCCGGGACATGATCGGGCCTCAGTCCGAGATGAATTACCGCCGGTCGATGTCGCTGTTCCTGATCAAGAACCGCCGCATCTGGTCCAAGGCTGGCGTCTTCCCGCCGGACACGAACCCGAAGGAAGAAGTCGCACGGGCTGACGCGCACCTGATTGCGAACGGGGAATATGGTACGGATTGGGGGTTCATTGAAAGCCAGGCCGAGGTTTCACAGAACTTCGAGCTGCTTCAGGACGCCAAGAACGAGATTGACGCGCAGGGTCCGAACGCTGGACTTCAAGGGCGCGGCGTTGAGAACCAGTCAGGCCGGGCGATCCTTGCCCAGCAGAACGCGGGCCTCGCCGAAGAAAACACGCTGTACGACACGCATAACGACTGGAAGCTGCGTGTGTACCGCGCATTCTGGGCACGGGCGAAGCAGTTCTGGACTGAGCCCATGTTCTTGCGGATCAGCGATGACGAGGCGCCCGAGGGCGCACGGTTCACGCCGGTCAACCAGCCGATGATGCCGGGCCAGATGCCGGGAATGCCACAAGGCCAGCCAATGCCTCCGCAAGCCCCTCCGATGGGCGGTGTTCCGGGCATGGGTATGCCGGGTCAGATGCCCCCGCAAATGCCGCCACAGATGGGCAACGTGATGCCAATGGGCATGGGCATGGGTATGCCTCCGATGGGTCCGCCCCCTGTGCAGAACGCACTGGCCGAGATGGACGTGGACATCATCATCGAAGCTGCGCCGGACATGATCACGCTCCAGCATGAGCAGTTTGAGCAACTGACCGCGATGGTACAGGCCGGGGTTCCGATCCCGCCGGACGTGCTGATTGAGGCCAGCCAGCTTAAGAACAAGAAAGCGCTTGTGGAGAAGATGGACGCTGGCGCCCAGCTTCAGCAGGCCATGCAGCAGATCGAGGAACTGAAGAAGCAGCTTGAACAGCAGGACGCTGCCAAGATGCAGGCTGAGGCTCAGAAGGCGCAGATGGAAGCCGCGCGGCTCCAGATGGAAATGCAGGCCGAGGGCGAACGCACCCAGATGGAATTGCAGAAGGAAGGCATGGCGACCCAGATCAAGGGCGTCGAACTCGAAATCAAGCAGGCCGAGCTTCAGCTTAAGCAGCGCGAGATGGGCCTGAAGGCCGAAGAAATGCAGCTTCGCCGTGAAGAAATGCAGATGCAGGCCGCGATGGGCGAGCAGCAAGCGGCAGCGGGCAAGGAACAGACAAACCGTCAGGCGCAGTCATCCGAAACCGGATCGCTGGCGATGGCTAAGGCAATGGAAGCGCTGGCGGCCACGCTTGGCAAGCCGAAGACAATCAAACGCGGGCCGGATGGCCGGGCAATCGGAGTTGAATAGTGTCAAAGGGTAACGCGACCGAAAACGATCTGGTGAAGTTCATTGCCCAAGGCACGGCGTTCCCGTCCTATGGCTCGAACTTGCAAGTGAACCTGCATACCGCTGACCCTGGTGAAGCGGGAACGGCAACCACAAACGCAGCCGCTTACACAGGATACGCTGCGGTTGCTGTGGCACGCGATGCAACGGGCTGGACGATCTGCAACGGCACAGACCCATACGACGCCAACACGTCCGGCAATGCGTTCAAGAACGCGGCTGAGATCACTTTTCCTGAAAGCACTTCGGGGCCTGAAGTGATTACCCATGCCAGCGTCTCGGTCGTCGCTACGGGGCAAATTCTCTACAAGGGCGCGCTCACGGCCTCGCTGACGATCAACAACCTGATTACGCCAAGGTTTCCCGCTGGCACGCTGATCATGGCGGAAGACTGATATGGCCCGGACATTTACCCAAGTTCCGCCAGACAGCACGGGCGACAAGCTCGACATGCGGTCCTATGTCGTGGGATCGGACACGCTGCATTCGCAAGGGGTGCATTTCGGCGGCCTGCCAACATACCGCCTGATGACAGAAGCCATCGTTCCGGCGACGAACAAGTATCATATCGTGCTGCGCAACAACACGGGCTCGGCCCAGACGGTCTACCTGCTCGGCCTCTATTGCATCAACGACAACGTGACGGCTGTGACCGGCGTCATCAACCAGTTCTTTGCCCGCCGGGTGACGGGCACGCCAACCATGACTTCAGTGACCCCGGCAGCTTACAACAGCGCCGATCCTGCCCTGTCGAACGTGGTGGCGGGGCATACGGCAACTTCTGGCCTGACAGACAGCACGATGATTTCGCGGTTCGTGGTGTCGTCCGAGGAACAGACGGCTGTGCCAACGAACACCGGTATGCACTTGCAGATGAACACCAACCTCTTGCCGCTTATTCATTCGCACGGTCGCCCTTGGGCGCTGAGACCGGATGAAGGCTTTGCGGTTCGCCAGATCGGTGCGGGTACGGTTGGCGCGCTGACATGGATACTGGACTTCAGCGTCGAGGCTGACTGATGCCGCTGGCAAGCCTTGCTTCGCTGCAATTCAATGGGCCTGCGGCTGGTGCGATGCGCCCGGACACGGCGGCGCGCGGCGCAGTTATCGCGCAGGCCACGGCAACGGCAAGAGCGGGCAGCGTCACTAACGGCGCTGGATCAATGCCAAGGGCAAAGGCAACCCGGCTTGTCAGTTCGCTGACGGTCATCAACGGCGCAGCAACAACGACTTACCTGCCCATGAAGGGCCGAGCACGCGCGGCAAGCGTCATCAAGGTCAACGAGCTGTCTCAGGACGATGTGACCGGCGCTGTCCTTGAGGCCTTGGTTGAGCCCGGCCTGACGCTTCGCCAAGCCCTGCGCCTTGTGGCAGCAGCGACGGCAGGCAAGCTGTCCGGGGGCGGATCAACAACGGTGACGATCCGCAACGCGGTGGCAGACAGCAAGGACCGGGTGATTGCGACGGTGGACAGTTCTGGAAACCGGAGTGCGATCACCTACGACCTCTCATGAGCGTGTTCAGTTCGGAGTTCTGGCGCAGCCTGTATTTTCTGGGGATGGGCGGTCAGGCTTCGGTCGAGACAGAGCCCGGCCAGATGGCAGCAAGGCTCACCGGCTCGGGGTACATGGTCGCCACGATTTCGGGCGGCGAGCGCGAGACAGAAACGCCGGTCAGACGCAAAGGCGGCAAGGATGACAGGCGCAGGCCGATTGTCCCTCAGTATGTGGAATGGACGAAAGAGCGCGAACTCGCGATTGCCCGGCACGAAAAGGCGCTGTTTGCCGAACTGCTGGACGAAGAACCGCCCCCGCTGCCTGTCGCTGAAAAGCGCGGGCTGGACCCGGCAAAGGAACTTGAGCGCATCAACCTGCTGATCCTGCAAGCCATGCAGGCCGCAGCCGATGACGCAAAACGCAAGGACCGCGAACGCCTCCGCAAAGAGGCAAGGCGCAGCAAGGTGGCCCCGCCCACCACGCAGGAAGACACAAAGGCTCTCGTTTACTGGCTGGTCAAGCGCGCGGAAGCGCTGCGCGAGGCCGAGGAAGACGACGAGGAAACCATTCTGCTCTTGGCCGCTTAGGCCCTGAGCGAAAACCCGCCGCCGGGGATCGGGCGTATCAGGCCGCCGCTGTTACGGGCGTTTGGAGATGATGATGAGTGGAGAAAAGGACTTTCTTGACGAGTTTGCCGAGCAGGATGCTGCCCTTGAACCCGTGCAACAGACCATTGACCGCATGGAACCCGCTACAGGCGGACCAGAACGCGGACCCGATGGGAAGTTTGTCCGGAAGGAAGCAGCCGAAAAAGCGACGCAGGCCGAAACGGGCGCAAAAGAAGCTGCAGGAATGCAGCAGATCACGGAGCCGCCGTCCGATGATGAAGAAGGTGCCCAAGTCCCTCTGTCGGTTGTCAAAGCCCTCCGCAAGGAACTCCAGGAGCTGAAACGCTCTCAGGGACAGGCAACCCAAACGCAACCCAAAGCGCCGGAGTTTACCGGGCCACAGGTAGCCTTTGAACAGGACCCGCGTTCTTACCTCGAACAGACGCTACACGCCCAGAAGATGCAGATGAGCATGTTCATGGCCAGCCAGCAGAATGACGAGGCAACCGTTCGTGAAGCATGGTCAGCCTTTGACGAGGCCTGCCGGAATGACCCGGCGACTTCGGCTTACAGCTACACGCTTCTCCAGCATCCCCATCCGATGGGCGAGCTGGTAAAATGGTACAAGCGCGAACAGCAATTGCAGATGTTGAACGAGGCGGGGTCACTTGAGGCCCTTATCGAACAGCGTCTTCAAGCGATGCAAGGCGGGCAAGCCCCGCAGGTCCAGACGCAGGCAAGGCCGAACGTCCCGCCATCACTGGCAGGAACCGGCAAGCCCCGCACTTCAGATGCAACCGGTGAGCCTTCGGACGGCTTCGACGTGCTGTTCAAACGCAAGTAGCACCTGAAAGGTCACAGCTATGTCATTCACTACGCCCGCAACGGGCAATATCCTCAAGAAATGGGAGACAGACTACTTTGCCGAATACGTTCGGGAGAGTGGGTTCAATCCCTACATGGGCACGTCTACGAACTCGCCGTTCGTGGTCAAGAAGCAGCTCATCCAGGGCGGGCAGGTTATCACCATTCCGCTTGTCACGGCTTTCTCCGGCGGCAACGTCGGCGCAGGCACCCTGACCGGCAACGAAGAAGCGCTGGGCAACTTCAGCTATGACCTGAAGCCCTACTGGCACCGCTTCGCCGCCGCGATCAAGAAATCCGAGGAGCAGAACTCGGTCATCGACCTGCTCAATGCGTCCAAGGACATGCTCAAAGTCCGCGACATGGACGACATGCGGGACTCGATCATCAATGCGCTTGGTTCGATCACTGAGCTTTCGTCGGCCTACAAGGAAGGCGTTTCGCCAACCGAACAGGCTCACCCGAAAGAAGTGTTCTTCTCGGAATCGACCGCTGCCCAGAAAAACGCATGGTCTGCGGCCAACCGTTACCGTATCCTTTACGGCAACGCAGAAGCCAACTACAACGCCACGTTCGCCACGGCGGCTGCCAACGTTGACACCACGGCTGACAAGTTCACCGTGTCCTCGCTGGCCCTCCTGAAGCGCATGGCGAAACGCCGCCTGCGTATCCAGAAGGGTGACAGCATTGACCTGCCGTCGATCCGTCCGATCCGCACCGGATCGCAGGGCCGTGAATACTTCGTGTGCTTCGTCGGACCTGAGCCGTTCTCGGACCTCAAGATCGACATGCGTACCATCAACCTTGATGGCCGCCCGCGCGATGTTGAAAGCAATCCGATCTTCCAAGACGGCGATCTGATCGTTGACGGCGTTGTGGTCCGGGAAATCCCCGAGATCAGCAACGTTGGCACCATCGGCGCGTCTTCGGCTACGGTTTACCCGGTCTATTTCACGGGCGCTCAGGCGCTTGGCATTGCGTGGGGTCAGACGACCCGTGCCACGCAGCGCAAGGAAGATGACTATGGGTTCATCAAGGGCGTCGGCGTCGAAAGCCTCTGGAGCGCAGAAAAGCTGCGTTACAACGGCATCGACCACGGCATGATCACCGGCTTCTTTGCCGCCACCTGATCCGCACACTGAAGGAGAATAAGCTATGGGTGCTCAGGCTCTCACAAACTACACGCGGCAGATCAGCTTCCTGAAGCGTGCAATTACGTTTGCCGATAACGGCGTTGTCCTGAAAATGGGCACCATCCCGGCAGGCGCGAACATCATCAAACCGATGAGCGGTGTTCACGTGGACGTTGTGTTCAATGCTGGTTCGACAAACGTGCTGGACATCGGCACGGCGGCAGACGGTGACTTCTACGCAACGGACCTTGCGCTTGGCACGATTGGCCATGTTGCACTGGACGAAGCTGTCACCATGTCGGTCACGGCGGACACGGACATCACCGCAACGGTCGCCCTGTCCGGTACGGCAGCGACGACCGGCTCCGGTGTGGTCATCATCGCGTTCATGACCTGATGAAACGGCAGGGGCGGGCTTCTTGCTCGCCCCTTTGCCAAAGGAGGCC